CAAATATAAACTATATATTCATTGAATTTATGGCAGATTCAGACGCGGCCCCAGGTTCTTACTTAATTGTTTCAGATCAGAAAATGGGCAATATGGACACTTATACTGCCAGAGTTAGTTTATACTCTTCGGCCACCCCGGTTCAAAAACTTAACGTTTCCGGTTTATCAGGAAGTTATTACGTAAGAATTTGCCGAAGGGGATTGTCAACAACATTACGACATACTGATGTTTATCGTATCATCGCATCACCGTAACGGCTCCGCCCAGCGCGGGGCCTTTTCACTTGGGGGTGTAGCGTTTGGACGGGATCACGATCACAGCACTTATTTCCGCCGCAGCCGCAATCAGCGGCATCGTTCTCGGTTGGCTCGGCCGGTCCCGGACCGTGCGGCAGGACGGAGCGGAGGACGGCGAGCTGCGAGCCTCCGTCAACTACATCCGCCAGGGCGTCGATGACCTGCGGGTGGAACTCCGAGCGCAGGGACAGCGCTACGACATGTTGGCCGAGCGTGTGACGCGCGTCGAGGAATCCGCGAAGCAGGCGCACAGACGGATCGACCGACTGGAGGGGAATGAACGATGACCCGATCCGAATTTATCGCCACGGTGGCGCCGGTCGCCGTCAAGGTCCGGGTTGACGGCGGCCCGCTGTTTCCGTCCGTCAGCGTCGCGCAAGCGCTACTGGAGACCGGCGGGCGCATCCCGGCTTGGAACAACATTGTCGGTTACAAAGTCGGCAGCGGTCGGTGCACGCCGTACTGGGACGGCAAGAGCGTCCGCAAAGGCACGTGGGAGGTGTACGACGGCCGCACCGTGCAGACCGCGGCCGATTTCCGCGCATATGAAAGCATCGAACACTGTTTGAAGGATCAGGCGCTGTTGTTTCTCAATAACGCCCGGTATCGTGCCGTCGTTGATGCGCCGGACCCGGAGAGCCAGGCGCGGGCGCTGCGGGCGTGCGGGTATGCGACCGATCCCTTGTATGCGGACAAAATCATTTCAATCCGAAAAACCTACGGATTGGCGAAATACGATGAGGAGGCGAAAAAGGCCGTGGAGGCGCTGAAAGAATTGCAACAGAAGGTGGCGGCGCTCCAGCGTGAAGTAGAAACGCTGCGAAACCGCGACCGCATGGAAAGTGTACCTTCGTGGGCCAAGGCGGCGGTGGAAGCAGCTAATAGGGCTAAATTGATCGACTCGCCGGATGGCGGGTCTTATGATTTTTACCGCATTGTTACGATCTTGTACCGGGCCGGACTCATTCCCAAGGAGGCGAAATAACCGTGGATTGGGACACTCTGTTTGCACTTATTGATCCGTCGCTTATGCTGGTTGTGGCCGCTTGCTGGGCGCTCGGGTATATCCTGAAGCAGACGCCTCGGGTGCCGGACTGGACGATCGTCTATGTGGTCACAGTGTTGGCCGTCGTGCTTGTGGTGGCGTTGCAGGGGATGACCACGGAATCGGTCATCCAGGGCGTCCTGTGCGGCGCGTTCGCGGTGTATGGTCACCAGGTCGTGAAGCAAACCAAAGAACGAGAATAAAAACAAATTCCCGCCTGGCCGTGTGGCTGGGCGGGGATTTTTTATTTGTATCAAAAAAAAAATTAGAACATTTGTTTGGAAGGAAAATCATAGAAAATTGTAGAAGTAGGCAAAACAATACGTCAATACGTTGAAGGAGGCTAATTGGTTTGTACGCAGCACGATTAGCCGATTATAAATTGTTGGAAGAGATGCTGGACACTAAATTGCTAGTGTATGTAACTGGAGATCGACGAGGATGGGAAACACAAATTGCTTCCGATGTGCTTGATCTATTTGTGCATCATTTAGATACAATTGGTGTAGTGAAAAAAATTTCATTGTACTTATATACAAGGGGAGGCGATACTCTTGCGGCGTGGAGTCTCGTTAATCTAATTAGACAATTTTGCGATGAATTGCAAATTATTGTTCCTTCTAAAGCTCATAGCGCCGGAACACTTATGTGCTTGGGCGCTAATTCGATTATTATGACTAAACAGGCTACTCTTGGACCAATTGATCCGAGTATTAATACCCCATTAAATCCGCAAATTCCGGGAAGTAATCCCGGGGCAAAAGCTTCAGTCAGTGTCGAAGCGATCAGAGGATTTTTTGAATGGGCAAAAACTGAACTTGCTATCAGAGATGACGAAAGTTTGGCCAATATCTTAATCAAATTAGCTGACATGGTTCATCCTTTAGTATTAGGGCAAGTATATCGTGCAAAATCGCAAATACAAATGCTGGCGAGGAAATTGTTAACTCATCAACACATAAGCGATGACAGGCTTGATAAAATTATTTCATTTTTAGTCAGTGATTCCGGGAGCCATGATTACACCATTTACAGACGAGAAGCCAAAGAAAATTTAGGCCTGAACGTTATCAAACCCACTTATGATGAATATAATGTGATTAAACGTATTTACGATAGCATTGCATCTGAATTAAAATTGAACGAACCTTCTGATCAGGAAGGAATGTTGGGTAGTTCAAATGAAATACAATATACAATAAAGCGATGCCTAATTGAAAGTGTTTCTGGGGGTTCACATTATTTTGTTAGTGAAGGTGAATCAAAAAGAATAACAATTAACACTCCCGGAGGTACTCAATTTGCGATACAAGATACTCGGAAATTTGAAGGATGGAGGTATGAAAATGTTCCAGTCCCAAACTTCCAGCAATATAGTGTATAATGTCTACGAAAATTCTGCGTTAGGTAGATCTTATGATGAAATGACAATTAAGCCGGACTGCTTGTCGAATGTGTTGCGAAATGCTATTATAATCCAAACTCCTGAATCAAAAATGCCGACAGGAATAAAGGCATAAGTCCATACCTGCTGGCGTTTGGCGGAAAAAATCAAATCCCCCGGTTCTTATAGTCATATGCAGAATTCGGTGGAGAATATGGCGATACTCGGAAAATTATGAATCCTCACTTGTCATACGGACTGGTGAGGAATTTTTGTCTGTCCATTTTCAAGTGTTTTTGTACTTGCGCGAGTATATTTTTTCGTGGTACGATGATCATGAGGTGACGCGTTATGCGCATCAGCCATCTGGATTACGTCACCCGGGGAAACCTCATCATTCCGCTTCTGTGGGTCACCGACACTGACCAGTTCATGTATCTGGTCAGGGAAAGCGAAGCAGGGCGGTTTGTGATGAAAAATATTCCCCGGCGACGGCGCGCGTGAAAAAGAAGAGGCGCCCGCTGCCTCGGGCACCCCTTCCGTGTGTCACCTCCGTTTCATTTGTTGCAGTCGGACATACTGCTCATATGCCCGCTGCTCTTCCGGTGTGAGGCGGAATTCTTCGATGATTTCCGCCTCTTTCTTTTTGAATTCCTCTTGGGTGATGCGCCCCGTGACTAGCTGGTAGTGCGTCACCCGGATGAGGTGCTCCCGTTTCTGGAGCTTTTCGATCGCTCGGAGCGCCAACCTCTTATCCATTCCGTTGTTCACCTCCTTTCTGATTCTATTATATACTTGCGTAAGTATATTGTCAACAGATTTTTATACTTGCACAAGTATATTTTTTCGTGGTATGATGGGGACGGAGGGGTCGATATGGAGAGGAAAGGGAAGGCCGCGACAAGAGCCAAAAACAAGTACAACGCAGCGCATTACGACCGGCTGTACCCGGTCGTACCGAAGGGCCGCAAAGCGGTGTATGAGGCGGCAGCGAAGGCGGCCGGTATGAGTCTGAACGAATATATCATCGCGGCGATCGAGGAGAAGATGGAGCGCGACGCCGCAGCAAAAGAAAACCCGCCCGAATGAGTTGGGGCGGGGTATTTTTATCCCCTTTACACCGAACACATGTTCCCATTATAATCGAATCACACGAACATACATTCGGGGGGGCGATTCCAATGCCAATCGCCAAATACACCGGTCGCTATGTCGAGATCATCTACCAGGCTGCAGATGGTCGCCTCACGCAGCGCACCATATTCGTCCACGGCGTCAGAGGCGGCATTGTCCGGGCGTTCTGCATGACGTCCCAGGCACCACGAACGTTCCGCGCGGATGCGATCCTCGCGTGCCTGCCGGCGGTGAGGCCGGCGTGAAACCGGTCGGTCCGCCACCGATGACGGACGAAGAACACGAGTTGGTGATCGAGGTCCTGATGCTGGAACATCTGTTGGCGTTGCTTGAGAATGATCGGGACTGCTTACGATATTTCGATTTTAAGCTCGGCGACATTCACGCCCGGTATTTAAGCCAAGTCCACAAAAAGATACTGGCCGATGTGTTCCGAAAACGTGCCGAAATGCGACGGCGTGGGATCAAAATTTATGACCAGTTGAAAACGGATGCTTTTCTCGAGGCTCATTATCTGTGTAGAGGATACAGGCACACGAGCCGGTTGTTATGGCCGTATATAGACGCACAGGCGAAAGTGATCCTGGCATCGTACCTTGGTATTGACTTGGGGGAGGAAATCTAAGCCATGAAGACACAGCAACGAATCCTCGAAGCCATTCAGCTTTATATCCGCCAGCACCAATACCCGCCTTCGGTCCGGGAGATCGCTGCGATGGTCGGACTGGCATCAACAGGGACAGTGCACAGACATATGCGCCGGCTTCGGGAAAAGGGACTGATCGAGTGGGAGCCGAGCAGCCCGCGCACGCTGAGGGTGAAAAATCATGTTCAAGCCAATTGACACATGCACGTGCAAAGCCCTCATGCGCCCGCGTT